TTGTATCTCATTGGGCAGATTTTGAAAAAACAAATGGTCGTAAAACAAACAACACATCACAACAAAGATTTTTTAGTTCTGATGTGGGTATGAATTTTTCATCTCAAACAGTACAAGATATAAAGTGGGGTAGAGCATAATGGGTTGGAATCCTTTTAAAGCAGCAGTAAAATTAGTAAAAAAAGTAATTTCTGCACCAATAAAAATAATATCAAAAGCATTTTCTTGGCTAACACCTAAAGTAGATATACCTGATTATGGTACAACAGATTTTGACGATTTTGAAAAAGGTATATTATTAAATAAACAATCTAACGATGCTTCTATACCTGTTATTTATGGAACAAGAATGGTTGGTGGAACAAGAGTATTTATGGAAACGTCAGGAACAGATAATACTTATTTATACATGGCTATTATTTTAGGAGAGGGAGAAATAAATGATATTACAGAAATAAGAGTTGATGACAAAGCAATAACATGGTCAGGAGATTTAGCAGATAATACACAAAGAACAGTTGGAAGTGGAGATGGTAATTTTTACAAAGATAGTGCTAGTTTAATTACAGTAGAACCTCATTATGGTTCTGACTCACAATCTGCATCTACATTACTATCAACATTATCTAGTTGGGGATCAAATCATAGATTAAGAGGTATTGCTTATTTAGCTTTAAGATTTACTTGGAATCAAGATGCTTTTTCAGGCATACCAAAAGTTCAAGCGGTAGTGCAAGGTAAGAAAGTAGTAGCTTATAATTCAAGTTCAGTTGCACAGACAGCAGCTTTTTCTGCAAACCCAGCATGGTGCTTATTAGATTATTTAACTAATGCTAGATATGGAAAAGGTTTAGCAACAACAGACATTGACATTCCCAGTTTTTATACTGCATCAACTGTAGCTGATACTAATGTTACTCCATATTCAGGTGGTTCAGACATAAATATTTTTGACACAAATGCAGTATTAGATACATCACAAAAAGTTTTAGAAAATGTAAGAGAACTATTAAAAGGTTGCAGAGGTTATTTACCATTTACAGAGGGTAAATATAATTTAATTATTGAGACAACTGGTTCTGCTTCTATTACATTAACAGAAGATGATATTATTGGTGGTTACTCACTACAAAGTGAAGATAAAGGTAATAAATATAACAGAGTGATTTGTAGCTTTGTCAATCCTGCTAGGAACTACCAAGTTGATGAAGTTCAATTTCCTCCAATAGATGATAGTGGTCTTACAAGTGCTGACCAACACGCAACAATGAAAACTGCTGATGGTGGTTTTTTATTAGAGGGTAGATTTGATTTTAAGACATTGACTTCTCCTTACCAAGCCGAAGAGATGGCAGAAATTATATTAAGAAGATCAAGAGAAGCATTAAAATTAGAGATTACCTGTGGTGGCGATGCTTATGATTTAGCCATTGCAGATATAGTAGCAATTACACATAGCTCATTAGGATTTAGTGCAAAAAACTTTAGAGTTGTTGCAATGACATTTAATGAAGATTACACAGTTAATTTATCTTTAGTTGAACATCAAGATTCACATTATACTTGGGCTAGTAAAACAGTTGTAGCATCTACACCAAGCACATCATTACCAAATCCTTTTTCTGTTACTGCTCCAGCATCAGTTACCTTAACAGATGAATTAGTAGAGTATTCTGATGGAGTAGTATTAACAAGATTAAATATACTCGTAGGATCAAGTACCGATCAATTTGTTCAATACTATCAAGTTGAAGCTAAACAAAGCACAGAATCAGATTATAAAATTTTAGGTAAAGGAACTCAATTAAACTATGAAATGTTAAACGTAGTGGATGGCAAAGACTATAATGTTAGAGTTAAATCTATCAATGCTTTAGGAGTTTCATCAACTTATACATCCGCAACAAGAACAGTAATAGGTGCAACAGCCACTCCAGCCGATGTATCTACATTATCTGTATCTATGATTGGATCAGATTCAATGCAATTACAATGGACACCTGTTGCAGATTTAGATGTATCTTATTATTCTATTCGTTATCAAGATGTAACAAGTGGAGCTAGTTGGAACGCATCTACAAACTTAACACAAGTTGTAAGAAGAAAATCTAATAGTGTTACGATCAATGCAAGACAAGGAGCTTTTTTAATTAAAGCTGTTGATAAATTAGGAAACGAATCTGATAATGAAACAATTATTTATAGCAACATATCAGGATTAGAACATTACTCTGCACCTATTTCTACTATTAATGAAGAAACTGCTTGGGGTGGTACATTTGATGGAGATTGTGTTAAAGGCATGAACTCTGATGACGAGGAAATAGCAACATTAGATACAATTAGTCAATTTGACGATACTGTAGGAAATTTTGATTCAGCAGAGGGAGATTTTGATTTAGGAGGCACAGATAATACTTCTAATCCTACTTATTATGCTGCTAATATTGAATCTTCAGGAGTTTATATAGGTGGTAACACTATCACTTTAGATGCGATCTATGATGCAACTTTTCAGACTACTATTAACATGATAGCCAATGACTTATACGATTTATTTGATTCTGGTAGAGGAGCAAGTGCATTTGACGATGCACCTGGCCCTTTTGATGGATCGTCTGGAACACAATGTAATGCTTTTTTACAAGCAGGTTCAAGTACAAGTTCTTTAGGAGCTATATCTGATTATTCTGATATTTCACAACAAGCTACAATTAAAGGCAGATATTTTAAATTTAGATTGAAATTAACTAGCGATGATAATAAAGCTAGACCTGAAGTAAGTAAAATGCAAATTAAACTTGTTTTAGAAAAGCGTTTTGAAAGTGAAGAAGATGTAGCATCAGGTGCAGGTGCAAAAGCAATTACTTATGATAATGCTTTTTATGCTTCTCCAGCAGTAGGTATAGCTGCACAAAACATGGCAACTGGAGATTTTTATGCTATAACAAGTAAAACAAAGACAGGATTTACTATTACTTTTTACAATAGTTCAGGGTCGGCACAAAACCGAACTTTTGATTATGTTGCAAAAGGTTTTGGTTTGAAATCTGCAAGTTAATGATATAAAAGGAGAATAGGTAAAATATGAGTACAGTATCAGATTATAGTTTAGCAAATCAGGGTTTTAGTGCATTTCGTACAGAATTAAATAATATATTAGGTGCAATAAATACTCACAATTTAGGCACGTCAGCTCCAAGCAGTTTAGCTGCTGGAAGTATATGGGTTGATAGTTCATCATCAGGAACACACACACTTAAATATTATGATGGTTCAGACAGTATTACACTTTGTGATATTAACACATCAGCAAACACAGTTAATTTTATAGATTCAACAGTAGCATCAGATTTATTAAATGACAGCTCTCCACAATTAGGAGCAAATTTAGATACAAATTCTTTTAACATTTTAATTGACGATGCACATTTTATTGCAGACGAAAATGGAAACGAACAAATTATATTTCAAACAACAGCATCAGCAGTAAATCAATTTGACATTACAAACGCAGCTACAGGAAATAATCCAATATTTGAAGCAACAGGTGGCGACTCTAATGTTGGTATTGATATTAAACCAAAAGGTACAGGAGAAGTAGTTGTAGGAACAGGAGCAGCAGCAGCTACTGTAACTTCTAAAGGTGCTTTTAATTTAGTTTTAGATACAAACGAGGGAACAAACTCTGGAAACATAACGATTGTAGATGCAGCAAACGGAAACATTCAATTAACACCAAATGGAACTGGATATACAGAACTTGTAGGAAATACAAATCCAGGTGCAATAAGATTTAATTGTGAAAATAATTCACATGGTGTAACAATTAAAGGACCAGCACACTCTGCGTCTGCAACTTACACATTAACTTTACCAACATCAGATGGTAATGCTGACGAAGTTTTAAAAACTGACGGATCAGGAGTTTTATCATGGGGTGTTGCAGCAGGCGGTACATCTTGGCAAGCAATTAAAACATCAGGATTTACAGCAGCAGCAGGAGAGGGATATTTTTGTAATACAACATCAGGAGCTTTTACAGCAACATTACCTGCTTCTCCGTCATTAGGAGATGAGGTTACTTTTGTTGATTATGCAGCAACATTTGACACTAACAATTTAACTGTAGGTAGAAATAGCAAACCAATTATGGGTGCTGCTGAAGATTTAACTGTTGCTGTAGAACGAGCAGGATTAACATTAGTCTTTGTAGATGACACGAATGGTTGGCTATTAAAAGATAAGTAATGGCTAATTATAAAAAGATAAGTGGACAAGCAGTAAAATGCTATGACAGCGATCCACCTAGAGCATACCCATCAGCTTGGGAGGGTCAATTATATTACAATACATCAGACGGACAATTTAAATATCAAACTATAGGTGCTGGAGCTTGGGCTTCTGGTGGAGATTTAAATACTGCTGCAAAAGATCGTGGTGGTGTAGGGTTACAAACAACAGCTTTATGTTTTGGCGGACAAATTTCACCTCCTAGCACAGTTAATACAGAGCAATATGATGGTAGCTCTTGGACAGAAACTTCTAATATGAGTACAGCTAGATACGCAATGGGTTCTTGTGGAGTTTATGCTTCAGCAATAAGTGCTGGTGGTTGGGTTTCTCCAAGTCATACCAACGCTGTAGAATCTTGGAATGGTAGCAGTTGGACTGAAATTTCTGAAATTAATTCCTCAAGAAATGAAATAGGAGGAGC